ATGGCTGCAGCAACACAAAACACTGACGAAACTTTAGCTTCAACTGACGAACAAGCGACTACTAAACCAAAAAACACACGTAATAAAACCAATAAAACTACAGAAACACAGAATACCCAAGCTGGTGATGAAAAAGCTTCAGACCAAGGTGATTTGTTAAATAGCCAAGGTCCTGAAGACGGCGCATCTCAAGATGAAGGTAATAAACCTACTGATTTGAAAAATGGCGATTCAGATAATGAAGAGTCCAATACTCAAGAAAATGGAAATCCAACTGAAACATCGAATGATTCTGTCAAACCTTCAAATGATCTAGATTCTAATGGTGGTAAGTCTGGTGATGATGTGGGGAATGAATCGGATCATGTCCTTAAAGAAACTGATACTTCTAAAGTTAATACTCCCATTACGGATTTGTTAACAGTATCAGGTGGGAGTAGCGTGGATCCGCTAGTTATTAAAATTACTAATAACGGATTTTCAACAGTTTTAGAACCGTTATCACGTGTTGCTATTGAGGCAGGTAAAACAGCAAGTATTACGTGTCATAACCAAACATTTAAACATCAAGTACTGGAAAACTTACGTCAGTTGAAGGGGCTTGGTAAGAATCTAACTGTTGAGTAACAAGATGACTATTTTCATTATTGATGGCACGAACCCAATTATGGATGCTGTAGGTGATCATCCTACTGAACGAAGTATTACACTTCAAAATAACGGTTTAAGTGACATTACCGAACCATTTACACAAGTTTTGGTACAAGCTGGTCAAAAGGTCACATTCACTTTGATCGGTGACGAAGCTCATAAACAATTGCTAGATAACCTAGATCAAATTAATGGCTTGAAAGGTAATGTACTTCAAATTGTACCTACTGAGGCAGAAGAGCCTACAGAACCTGCTAGCGGATTATAAAATTTAGGAAATGAAAAACCACTTTCGAGTGGTTTTTTTTACATTGGAACTAGCCAGAAAATCAAAAATGCCAACGGCTCAAAATACTTAAAACAAATAGCCTTGGGCGTGTAATGTAATGAATATACTTGCTCTATCAAGTACAGGTGAGCTATCCCTTGTTGCAGGGGCCAGCCCATCACTAAAACTGGAATTTGATACTCACAGTTATCTTGCAAATACAGAAATCAATGTGGCCTTTTTTGCGAAAGTAACTAGCCCACGCGGTCCTGCAGATATTTCTATGCGTTTGGAAATACGTGATGCGGTAACAGGTGATCAAATTGTTACTGTTCAGGGATTAGTAGATGGAGACATTGAAAATTCTGCTTCTATTGTCGCTGTAGCTGATGCGAAAGAATATTTCGAGCGATTTGATTTATCGTTAGGTATTGATGCGTTACAAGCAATTCTCAAATCTAATGCTTATAACGAATCAAATAGCTTAGGTCGTGCATCAAAAACGTTGGCATTGGAAGACGAATCGTTACCGTCATTTAAACCAGATGAACTATATAAAATTCTGACAAGCCAATTAAGCACACCAGCATATCTGACTTTACCAAATCCTCATGATTTACCAATTTATGTTGCGGCTCAACGTGCAGCTACAAAATTACGTATTCCTTTGGATGCTGAAATCAACCCAACTTTTACAGCTGAGCAAGCAGCTCAATTTGCGACAAGCGTAGATGCTCAATCTCAGTTTGTTCAATTCATTTGGAGCCCGAACCTTTGCCGCCCATCTGATGCTGTCACGCTAAGAGGTCGAAAGGTACCAGCTTATTATTTGGGCCATTACATCGGCGATAAATTATTACGTAATGCAAAGTTAAATAAACAAGGCTTTGCGCCGTTAAAAAATGCAGTAGCTTGGAAAGATTATCCCTTTACAGCAAAAAACTTAAGCCAGATGCCGAATACTGATCTTGAAGATGAACAGACTCAAGAAATGTTGGCTAAGGCTAAAGTAAATGTAGTTCGCCCAGTTAAGTTTGAAACTACATTATTTGTATTAAGTGATGTGCTTACGCAATACCAAAGCAAAAATAGTGCTTTGCGTTTAGTTCCCGCCGCGGAGATTTCGGCTCGGGTTACGAATAAATGTATCGAGATCCTGCGGACTTATATGTTCCAAGCTACACCGGACTATATCAAAAAAGCTGGTGATGACATCCAAGAGTTTTTAGAAGGTGCTTCTAGTGAAACAACCGGTTGGTTGCAACCGGCTGAAGACCTAGGGGGTAAACCTTTTGAGTTCAGTTTAATACCTGACAAAGACTATCCATATGAGCGTGTACGACTCTATTTAGCCCATGGAGTTGTTGGTACAACTCGTGCCGCAATTTTTGATGACGACGTTTTAGTTAAATAATTTTATTAAGGATCTATCAAGATGAATCCATTTGGACCCACTACTGAAAAACCATTAACTTTACGTGCTTTTGATTCAGCAGCGGAGAATATTTCTACCGTTGTAAGTAAGGTTTCAAGTACTGATCGAGAACAGCAATCTGTGATTGAACAAGTACGACAAATTGCTCTGAACATTCTATCCGATACGGTAGATACAATCAGTGAAGGTAAGCTTGAAGAAGGTGAACTGGGCGTTGATCATTTAGACGCATTAATTGTCGATGCATTAGATGGTGCAGATGATGAAGAAGGCATCTTTGAAAGCGCTTTAATGGCATCTCTGTCCGATGCTTTCTTAACATTCGGCGTTGATGCTTCTGATATTGAAGAGATCTTTAGTGATGATACAGAAGTTGCTGACGCGGCGTTAGAAGCAGCAGCCAATACAGTTCTTGCTAATATGCCAGACGATGGCCCAGAACTTGAAGAACTCGTTCGAGAGTTTATTTTCGGTGAAGCGGATGAAACTGAAGAAGGTTTCGATTCAATGGCTAAAAAAATTAAAGCTCGAAATGGAGCATTTAGCCAACGGAAAGTAAATGGACGAAAAATTCACTACCGTGGTGTGTTGGCTATTCGTCAAGGTGTCAAAACCGTTGTGAATAAACGATTACCTGGTCAAAAGGTCCGTTTAACTGCAGCACAAAAAGCTGGTATGAAAAAAGCTCGACTTCATGCTTTTACTGCGAATGCAATCAACAAGCGTTTACGTTCATTCAAAAAAGGTAAACGCTTAGGTATTTACTAATTACTCATAGGTAAGGTCATTTTTGGCTTTACCTATAATCCATTTAATTAAGGAAATACTCATGAATACAACTCAAATCATAGGTGAAGCGCCTGGTATTCAATATCAGAAAAAAACTGATAAAACAGAAACAAAGACCAATCAATCATTAACTGACACAATTATTATTGGTCGTTTTATGCGTGGGCGTTTTGATGCACCGATGACAATACATAAGGGTAATATCCGTGGTGAACTTGGTTATGAACCAAATAATCCTGATTATCGTTGTGTCCAAGATGCGCTAGATCGGGGTGTACCTTCATTACAGGTTCTGCGAGTACCACCAAATATTGGATAAAAAGCAGATTTAAAAAGCTACCTTTTAGGGTGGCTTTTTTTATGGAACCAATCAAATTTTAAGTGGATATAACCTTTTAATCTTGGGGCATATTAAAGCTATTGAGCATCAGAAATATGCAACAATCTAATCCGATTTTACTAAATCAGCTTAAACAAGATTACATTGCTCTACAGCAACTTGGTTCACCCTTATTAGCGTGTCAGGGGATGTTTGTTCCTCGTGGCATGGAAGACCTTCGCTTCTTATTTAAAAGTTGCCCACGGCCAATTGTGAGTAATGAAGATCCAGCAGAAGTTCAATATGCGGGTGGTTTTACTGGAATTGTTGCTGGTCCCCCGAAAACCCATTACACAGGCAACCTTCAAATCCTAGTAACTGAAGCAGGGCATGATCAATTATTAGCTGAATATGTCGTAGCTAGTGGTGGAATCATCCATGGTGATTACTATGATGGTCGTTTAGGTAGTTTTACCCGTTCTTATGCACTTGAAAACTGTGCTATTCGCTTTGAGTCAGCTGAATATGATTCAGATAGCCGATCTCAAGTTATGACTGTCTCTTGCCCAATCGACTATAACTACTTTGGTAGCTTCGCAAACATTGGTACCAACGGCAGTATTCAGCCGGGTAAAAAAGAAATTGATGGTACAGCTGAGCTTGTTAATCGAGTTCAGCAAGTGATCAATACTGCTCAACAAGCAACTAATCTTGCAAATGCTGTGCAAGGCGTTGGTCGCCAACTGGGCAATCTATTTGGGTAATGGCTATGAAGTTATTACCTGAATCTGAAGGGTTTGCTGTAGTTGCTGGTTCTATCCAGCAACTTTCAGAAGAACTCTATAAAGAATATCAATTATCTGGCTATTCAATTTTGCTTGATGATATCGTGAAAGCATTTTTAGATGAGACAAAATATTATGCCGGATGGGCTGTTTTAGATTGTCAAACTAAAGCTACCACGAGTATTGAACTGAATGAAACTATCGAACTTAGTGGTGATGAGTACGTAATCATCCAACCTTTAGTTAAAGCTCACTGTGATCTTTTGCAAGCTAGATTGGTTGAAGCTACTCGTGGGCTCGGAGTCGAGAGTTATGGGCTATCTGTATCAGAAGCTCAACAGAACTATAATGAAAAGAAAGACGCTTTGCCTAAACTTGCGTTTTGTATGGCCCCAATGAGTTTTAATTTTAACTTGGGGAACCATTAATGCAAATCACCATTGTATCTGCAGGTAAAATTATTCCAGCGTCTGAGCTGATTAGTGCAACTTTAAGAACTGATCTCGTACCTATTCCCGCATCCATTGAGTTCACAGTTCAATCTACTACTGAATTAGACTCCCTTTTAAAAGAAGGGGAGCAACTTACTGTAAATGACATATCTCATCCTTTCGAACTTATCAAAGTTACCCCACTAAAAACTCAGACTATTAAACAAGATCGGCGAGTAGGTGGCATCTCATGTATTGGTATTTTGGCTGGTTGTAAAAGACTTATCGAATATTCAAAGCAAGCAGTTATTAGTAATGAAACTTCTTTTAATTCTGTAATTCGAGCTTGTGGTGCAACGATCAGTCTGGGCAGTGATTTACCTTTGCCTAAATTTGTTTGTTTAAAGGGTAGTATGCCTACACAGCGCTTGGCTCATTATCTTCAGCAAGAAGCGGCAGTAATTTGCTTTCAAAATAATAAAGTGTCTGCTCAAAAAATTGATTCTTTTTTCAAAAAGGAACCAGTCACAAAACTAGATCCTAGCAGTGTCGTTTGGATATCCAGTAAACCTTTGGAACTGATGCAAAAATCATCTTTCGTGACCGTGGAGAATAACGGTTCAACGGTTGTTGGTGATGACTCAATAACCCCAGGCCACACTGTTACGCAAAGAGCTGGTTTAGATGCCCGACAAGTTAAAAACTTAGAAAAAGTTTTGATCATGCGTGGGACCATTATTAGACCACTAAATTTGAACTGGAATGCAGGCGATATATTCGAAATAGATAGTAAGAAGTATGTCGTTTTAACTGCTGCACATCATATAGATACAGGCGCAATCGGGGGATCAATGGGGACTTCATCAAAGTTCTGGATTGCTAATTTGTAGGTCAAATATATGAATGGTTATAAACGTGCAAAGATTTTAAGTTACAACGCAAAAGGTCGTACTGCACAAGTACACATTCATGGTTTAACTGATGGCGCGAGTGAAGGCATTACTGCAACTTTTGCCTATCCAGTCGGTGATAGTGATTTAGATACAGAAATTCAAATTGTGGATGGGGAAGACGTCTATGTCTTCTTTGAAAACGGCAATGAAGAACGTCCAGTAATCCATAGTTATGTCAGTCACGGAGACGGCGCAATTGTAGGTGTGCGCCGTATTCGACAAGACAATATTGAATTTATCTCTAAAGAAAATTTAAAAGTAGATTCTGGCACAACTGTATCTATTAAAACGCCGTTGATGAATGTGCAAGCTAATACACAACAAACTGGTAATAGCACATTAACGGGAAATAGTACTGTAGTAGGTAATACTTCAGTTGCAGGAAATAGTTCTGTTGCAGGCAGTATGGCTGTTGGCACAACACTTACGGTTGCAGGTGTGCCTATTGACCCTAAAGCTATTGAGGGTGCATTTAAAGACGCTCTTAATAAGTTAGAGAGTTTAAAAGAAGACTTAAAAGAACAAGGCGAAAAAATTGATGAAAACAAAGATCAGATAAGCCAAGAAATTGATGAAAAAATAAAAGAAGTAGAAGAGTTAATTGATAATATTAAAGATTCTGATGCCTATAAATTGCTTGAAGAAGGTATTAATCACATTGATGAAGAGGTGCAAAAAATACATGACCAAGTAAAAGAAGTAGGTCAGATTGCACAAAATAAAGTTGATGAAATTCGGGCTTATATTGATCAAGAAATTATCGATACCAAACTGATTGTTGAACAGCATGCAAATGATGCAAATATTCGTTTGGATGAAGCCAATAAACGTATTGATCAATCAATTCTGGCAAATGAAGAGTTGGTAGCTGATGCTCAACAACGGGCAATCCGCGCTGAGAAAGAACTCGATGACAAAATTGGTTTCATCAAGAGAGAAACGGATTCTATTATTGCTGATGTTAGAAGTGATTCTGATGAAATTCGCTTGGTCGCAGAAAACGCGAAAAAAGTTGCAGACCAAGAAGTTCTAGACCGTAAAAAGCAAGCAGCTGACACTCTTATTGTTATTGATCAAACAAAGGCCGCTTTAAAACAAGATATTGATCAAAACTTAGTTAAAGCTGGTCAAATGATTGATGATGCTAAATTAGCATTAGGTGAAGAAACTAATACCCTCATTAATCAAAAAATTGAACCAATAGTTAGCAAAACTGAAGCTGCAGTTAAAAAAGTAGATGAATTTGCAGCTCAGTATGTTGAGCTTGATAAGAAAGTCGATTCTGGTTTTCTAGCTGAAGCTGAAGCACGTGCAAATGATAAAGAGGCTTTAACTCAAAGTTTTGAGCTTAAGTTTGCTGAAATGCAAAACGAATTGGGTAAATCAAATGCCTTAATTTCAGAAGAATCTAAAACTCGTGCAGCTCAAGACAAAGCAATTACTGAACAAATTAGTATTGCTCAATCTCAAATTGGTGATAACAAAGCTGCCATTAATAGTGTTGAACGAACTGTAGTTGACCTTACCAAATCTGTGGCTGAAAAAACTGACCAAATACAGGCCAGTTTAGACACAACAAATGCAAGTTTATTAAGTGCTAATGAGTTAGCGCGGATGCAATCACTTGGTAAACCTTTACGTGATGATCCGACGTTTCTTTCTGGTAATGGGGGATTAAGTGCCTATGTGGTACCAGCAGGCTCAACACTAACTCGACAAGCCAAATCTACGGATAACCCCGTAAATAGTACCCATGAGATGCTTTTAAGATCTACATCATCTTTAGGTGGTGGCTGGTATCCAACTGTTCCTACACTTGTAGCTGCGCCTAATAAAACCTTTTTAATAAAACAAATTATTAAAATGCCAAAAGGGACTTATTTATTACCAGTTGGCAATGCTACAGGTACAGGTGGTTATTTACGAGTACTTGGAAATAAAGAAGGTACTGGCAAGTTTGAGGTTTATTACTCTGTTGTTCAGTGTGGCTATGATGCACCAGCAGCTATTCATGGGCATTTTCGTGTATTAGCTGGCACTAATCCACCTTTACCAAGCACTTCAAGCCCAGTTGATGTAATCCTTGCTGATTATGAGGTCTGGGACATTACAGCACTAAATGACACCATCCCTAAAGCATGGCGTGATCAAATTACTGGTAATGCCTCATATATCGAAAAGGTTGAATCATCTGTAAAACTTGTTGATGAGAAACTTGTTTCAGAAGCAAAAAAACTTGAAGAACTAAAGACTGACTATAATTCAAATAAAACTAAAACAACGTCTGATTTAGCGACAATTACTCAGTCAGTTTCTGATGGGGATAAAGCCTTATCATTACGTATCGACCAAACAAAAGCAGCTCTGGAAGAAGCAGATCGTCAGTCGAATTCAAATATTCTAGAAGTTACTGAGTCACTAGCTGAATTTGAACAGTCTACCACGACGAAATTTACAGAACTTGATACAAGTATCTCGAAAGAAAATTTGAAGGTACAAGGTCAGATTGTAGATGTCCAAAAAAGTATATCTACCTTAGAAAGTAATACAAACACTAAAATATCTGGCCTTTCTTCTTCACTTAAAACTACTGATGATATTGCTAAACTAGCTTTCGATAATGCAGCCGAAGCGCAGCAAACTGGTACAACAGCGGTAAAAGCAACTGAAGCACTTTCTCAAAATTTATTAAGTCTCAAGTCTCAAACTCAAGTAACTACTGGTGTGAGGGCAGTAGTAACAGCAAAAGGAATTGATGACTGGTCAACTTGGCGAGCTACAGGTGAAGCTAAAGTACTTCAAGATTCTGATGCATTTGGCGGTTATATTCTTGAGCTTGGTAATAATGCTGGCAATGATGAAGCTTGGGTTCATTGGAAAGAATTAGTAAAAATTAATCCAGATACGCTTTATCGGGTGCGTGCACGTTTCCGTCGTGTTGCTGGTGAAAATGGAAGTATTTATTTAGGTGTTGCATGTAAAACAGCAGATCAAACTAAGTATGTAACAACTACAAATAATCTTGCTGCAGACATGGGCTCATCAAATTACTTGTTGTCTGCAATTAAACCAAATTTAGGTGAATGGCAAGAAGTTGTACTTTATCTGAAAGGAAAATCTACAGGTGCAGCTACGGGACTTGGAACAATTGATAATCCGCGTACTTTCCCAGCACAAGCTGAATTTTATGCCCCAATGTTTATTGGTAACTATGCGGCTCAACCAGGTATAAGTCAGCTTAACTACATTATCGTTGAAGATAACAACTCTTTAGCTTCAGCAAATGATGCAACAGCAACCGCAAATGATTTATTCAAAACTGCTACTAATAGAACTGAGGCTGAAGCAGAACGGACCAGTAAGCTTGAATCAAGAATGCAGAATGCTGAAACAGGTATTCAGAGCAACGCTCAAGCATTATTGAAAACAGCTACAAAGAGTGATCTTGATAGCGCCATGGGACGTGTGGCTACTGATATCACAGCTGCAGTAGATAATATTAAAATTGGTGGGGTTAATGCGGTAGCTAATTCAGAAGCGCCAAGAAGCTCAACAGCATCAACTAGTCGTGAATACTTAATGTATGAACGAAGTAAAGAGCTCAAAGCTTTTTATGACGAAAATTTAGATAAGCCGGTTACGATTTCTTTTGACGTGAGTGTGCCCGTTGCTGGAACAGTACAAGTTTACTCTTCAAATGGATCTGCTCATTACTTTACAACTTCAGTTACTGTAACAAAAGCAAATGAGTTTCAAAGATTTGCAGTTACAGTATCCCCTAAAGTACACACTGGAAGTACTACCGAATCAACAATTGAGTTTTATGGAACATACGGTTCTGGTCGAATTCCAACGATTCAAAAATTACAGATCGAAGCAGGCAATAAGGCTACCGCATGGAGCCCAAGCCCACGTGATACTCAAAGCTCTTTAAATGCCAATGCGGAAGCAATTAAAGTCACTCAAGCTGAAGTAAAGAAGAATGGTGATACTTTATCTTCTCAAAGTATAGATATTTCTAAGCTTAGAAATGATCTAACTTTGACTAACACTGAAGTAGGGAAAAAAGCCTCAAGTGAAGCACTTGAAACAACAAATTCAAAAGTAACTGAACAAGCTGGACAGATTAAAGCAGTTACTGAACAATCAAATACCTTATCAGCAAATCTTAACAAGTCTGCACCAGCTGGCACGAATTTGTTAATCAACTCTAATGTAGTAGGAACTTACAATGGAGTTTCATATCCTCATCTACGCTATAAAGTGGGGGAAGACTGGGAAGTAGGAGCAAAATACACACTTCTTTGGTGTGCTGAGCATACACGAGGTGCTGGTGATACAAACTCTAATTTAACTGTATATGCTGGTGGCGGAAGTCAGTGGGTTCAAGCTTGCCCTGCAGGTGCAGGTAAAGTAATTAATAAAGTTACTTTTACAAAAAGTTCTGCAGGCACAGGTAGAGAAATTCAATTCTATATGATTAATAAACCTACAGCAGACAAAAATTCTGTAGGTACTGTTTACTGGGCCGTATTGGTTAAAGGGGAATTCATAACTACAGATAATTGGATTGCAAGTCCTTACGACTTCAATGCAGCATTCGATCAAGTATCAGCAAATTTAAATGAATTTAAACAAACGTATGTTACTGAAAGTACTGCTTTAGCTAAAAAAACTCAAAACTTAGAATCAACAATTAATGATCCTGTAAATGGTTTGGCAGCACAGGCTAAACAAATTTCAGACCGGATGACTAAATCTGATGTTGATAGCGCAATATCAACTACAACCGAAGCTTTGAAAACAAGTATCGGTGGAAAGGCTTTTGACAACATTGTGGTCGGGGGGAATGTCGAAAAAAGCAAAACGGGTGGTTATGTACAAATATCATATCCCTTAGCAAAAAGTTTAAATGCACCTGGTATTACTGTTACCGTCAGAGCAAAAGTTACCTTTGATAATGGAGGGAACAATGCAGCCAATTTGCGTATATATATTGGCGGAGCTAATGTATTTAATGCAGATGCGCCTATTTTTTCAGCTAGTAAAGACATTTTCGAATTTACCTTAACTACAATTGCTAGAACAGACTCAACGGTTGTTAATTTTGCTTGTTTTCCAAATTCGTCAGCAAATGCTAATGCCACTACTACAGTGCATTGGGTAGAAGTTTTTGAGGGTAATAATAAAGCGTTAAATGATAAGGTAAGTACTTCAACTCTAATTAAGGATTACTCTTCTAAAGCAGATACTGCTCAAGCAATAACTTCTGCAACTGAAACCCTTGAAGCTAAATTTCGTCAAAAATTTGGTGATCTATGGACTAACAGTTCAGCAACTCTTGATAGTACTCGTTATACAAAAACTGAGACTAATCAAGCGATTGCAGAGGAAAGTAAAATCATCAAAGCCGCTATTTCAACTAGTGGTGGTGATAATATTATTAAAAATGGTGATTTCTCAAGCCCTTTAGGCACCTTAAATTGGCGTCAAAATTCTGCTGTGGCAGGTAATCTACTTGAAGTTTATAAAGATTCAAAAGGTGCTACTTGGGGGCACTTTAAATCTACTGATACAACTACATACTTTAAAGGGTTTATTGAAACTCTGACATTGGCAGATGGTTTAGAGATGAATCAGAAGTACACATTGTCATTTAAAGCAATGTCGTTGACAGCTGCACAGACTCAAATTTTATTAATTATACACCGTCGAGATTCATCAGGTAGTAACAACCAAATTGGTACTACATGGAATAACATTTCGACTGATAAAGAAACATTATGTACTTATACCTTTGATACAAATATTATTAATTTACAGCATATTAACTTAATTTTATATTCGCAAGTAGGTTTTGCTCCTGACTTTTTAATTAGAGAAGTGCAACTTGAAAAAGGTGAGTTAGCCACTGGTTTTAGAAAAAATCCTCGTGAACTAATTAAGGATCTTGAAGCTAATGCTTCTGCAATTGAGGGTACTAAAGCGGATGTTCAAAAAAACGGTGAGAAGATTACTTCACTTGCAGAGAATTATGCGACTTTAAAATCTACTGTAGACAATAATAAAACTGCTGTAGATGGTAAGTTTCAGGAAATTAATTCAACTATTAGTGATAATCAACAGAACACCACACAGTCTATTAATAACTTGGAATCAAGTTATAAACAATTAAATCAGGACCTTGGTCAAGTTTTCAATTACCGTGTTTATTCATGTGGCTGGAATGGCTTTTTCACAGGGATTAAAAACTTAAAGGGTGAAATCAAATCAGTAGCTTCAGCTCGTGGTTTTTCAGTACATGTTTTAGCAGCTGATGGTTCTATTGCTTCTTCAACTAGATATGATACTTATGCAGCTGTAGCAAATGCTACGGCAATGAGTAACGCTATTGCTGCGATTCCAAATGACACCTTTGTTATCGTTACAAACTACGACAGTATTGGGGTAAACCTAGCACCAGTTAAGAATGCACTAATTTCATTAGGTGCCAATCCATTCACACTTGATCAAATAACGGGTCGGGATGCATACATTTTAGTTGGTCAGAAGGGGATTGGTTCAGGTCGTGGTATAGAATTGCATGCAACACCAGATACTGGACCAAATGGGGCTAAGCAAATCATGCTTGCAGTCCAAGTAGTTAGTGGTATCCCGATTGGTCTGGCAAACAATAGTGGAAACTTACAAAAGGTTTTAGAAAACCACGCACAAATTCTTCAAGAAAAAATTACAAGATCTGATGCGAAAGAAGTATTTGCTGAGGAAATCAAAGTTTTTAAAGCACAACTTGATACTTTACGTTACTCAGAAGAGAACTGGATTTTACTTGGTGATGATACTAAAAATTTAAGTATTTCTACTGGTACAAACCGAACTGTAGCTGTTTGGGAACTGCAATATAAACACAAGGAAATTCCAATTGATAAGGGTGATCCAATAGTTGCGAGAATCAAATACACAGCAACTGCAGGATTAGTTGGCGCTACATGTAGTATTCAATTTCATGGTGCAACTTATAGTGTAGGGTTGCCTTCGTTTGTTGTAGCTGCAAGTGGTGAAATAGAACTTACTGGTATTTTCCCATCTGATTTAAAAGCCTCTGCTTTTGAAGCTATTCCATTGGGTTTACGGTTTGATAATGCTCCATCTGGTGGAACATTTACTGTAACTAATATGTTTATTAGCCGGGGTAATTCAGCGCCAAATTTTAAGGGCGGATTTAGATCGTCTCTTAAACAAAATGCTCAATTTGTTGAAGATACTTTTATCAAGGCTGATGTAAATAAAGGGGTTATAGCTCAGCAAATTCAACAATATGATGCAACTGTACCTGGTGGTTTATCTTCTGTAGTAAAAACAACAAAAGCTACAGCTGACCAAACATCAAAGGATCTAGCTACACTTAGAAATACTGAAATTTCTCAGCTTCAAACAAGTACAAATAATCTTGGTTCCGCATTAGAAAACACAACAATGCTGGCGATGATGATTACTAATGGAAAATTGTTGCAGGGAGACGTAAATTTCAAAAAAGGTAACAATGGTGTATCTGTCTATAACAATGCCGGCAATGGGAACGTGACAGTTACTCGTGTCGCGAAAAGTGCTGATAACCCAACTACATCAACCTATGAAATTGAAATTAAAACCATTGGTGCTGCCAGCCCAACATGGGGTGGATTTGTTCAACTCGTTTATGGCCGTGCAAATGCTGTTTTTGTTATCAAGTATTTAATCAAGCTACCAGTTGGATATAAATTGGTGAATGCTGGTAACGCAATGGGGACAGGGGCAATTGATCGATTCATTGGCAATACTGAGGGTACAGGCAAATTCGAAACATATATTCGAATGATTAAATGTGGTGCTGTAGGTTCTTTCTCTAACTCAGGACATGTTTATGTGGCGGGAGGATCTACACCAACAGCTACTGCGCCTTTAGTTTGGACCTTAGCCCAAATCGAGCAATATGACGTTACTGATTACGCTTCAGCTGACCCGACTTTACAGGACTTTGTTTCTTCAGCCACAGACTCTATATCAACATTAACGAACTTCAAAGAAACTTGGGCTGCCAAACTTACTGAAATGTCTTCAAAATTAGACAGTAAAAACGGCGCTTATATTTTGAATGCGGATATAACAAATACTAATGTTGAGCGTGCAATTGCAGCATCTTCACAGAAAATTACTTCTGAATATACCAATGCTATGAGTGTGCAGCCATTGAGTTCAGGTGCAGGGAAAATTTTCGTTAAGCCTTTAACTTGGCGTCAAGCAATCACTACTTCGGGTACATTGGTTATTAAGACACCAATTACAGTTGGTGCGTACATGACCAAGGTTAAAATTTCTGGTTATAACTACAATAACAAAGAAGATAATATTTTCGATCTGGATTTGGCATTTTATGCATATACGTCAACAGTGCCATTTTATTCGAATATGACCTCTCGTTCTTTTGGTATCACTTTAGATGAAAGTAATGCTACGACTAAAGGTCTAGCTTTAGCTTTAGATAGCAATAATAAGGTGTGCATCTTAATTACCAAAAAAGATGCTTGGTCTTACCCAGCAATTACAGTTGAGTCGGCCACTATTACTCATACAAATCCGCCAGATTACTTTAAAGATGGCTGGACGGCGGCCATTGAAACAGATTTATCAGTTTATAAGTCAGTTACGCCGTTTACAGTGACTTCAATGATGGAAACCACTGCAGGTTCACAAGCCAAAGTGGATGTTCCAATGGCTCAGTTAAGTGATATTGCTGCTGATAATAAACTCACACCAGTTGAGAAAAAACAGGCGAAGTTGGTTTGGGATACACTTTATCAAACTGATGCAAGCTTGCGAGCTGAGGCGGTCACATATGGGATATCTTCTGCTGCTTATGCAACGGCATTTAGTACTTTAAATACATATTTGGCAGCTTTATTCGCAAATATGAATGTAACTAGTACGATTGACCGAAACCAGTTCATTACTAACTTTGCTAACGTGCACAATGCACGACAAGCATTAGTACGTGCAATATCGGAGAAGGCTAAAGAAATAGCTGATACTGCCAAGGACATAGCTTCTACTACAAAAGCGACATTAGAGCGTGATTACATGACGTCTACCAAGACGAATGAAGCAATCGCATCTTCAACAGAAAGAATGTCTGCACTGTATTCTGCAAATGGTCAAAAGATCATGGCTTCAGTACTCGAAACATGGCAAAAAGATTGGTTAGTAAAAACACCAAGTGGGAATAAGACTGAACTTAGTTTAGTTGCAGATGCAACATGTCGTGGAGGATATGCACTAAGAATTGGTAATAACGTAGGTAATGATGAAGCCTGGTTAAATTGGTTCACATCTTTGCCTATCGATGACAATAAATATTACCGAGTTAAGTATAGATTCCGCCGTGTAAGTGGTACCGGAGTTGTTTATGTTGGTGCGACCTGTCAAAACGCCAATAAAACAAAATATATTGCTCAAGATAACTCTGAAATCAATGATATCGGTTCAAGTCATTATTTAGTTGCAGGTACCGCACCAGCGTTGGGAACTTGGATAACTGGTACCGCTTACTTTAAGGGCCGATCTGCTGGTGCAAGTGCAGGTGCTGGCACTCTACTAAGCCCTAAAACATTCGCAAACAAAGCTGCTTTCTTTACACCTGTATTCATTGGTAACTATTCAGGTAAAGCTGGTGAAGTGGATCTAGACTTTATCGATATTGAAGATGCTGACAACATAGCTGATTTCGAAAATTTCAAAACCACATATACAACTGATGTGGGGGCATATGCTGGTGCATTACAAACTTTGGTTTCTGTTTACGGCCAAAATGCTATCAAGCTTAAATCACAAGCTGACTTGATTGATGGTGTGAAAGGTAAATACGTAATGGGTATGGACAATAACGGTGTGTTTACTGGTATGTCTATGGTCAGTGAGCAAACAAATGGAACTGTGCTCAGCTCAATAGGTTTCCAAGCGGATAGAATTTTCTTCACAACTGGTTCTTCTTCTACTAAATATATGCCGTTCATAATCCAAGACAATCAAGTTTTGATGAACAGTGATGTATTTATTAAGAATTTGACAGCCGCAAACTTTAAGGCCAAGTCTCTTACAGCTGAATTATTCAATGTTGACAAGTTAAGTGCCATAACTGGTGAACTTGGGACTTTAATTACTTATAAAGATCCTAGTCAGCCTCAAAAAGCAAGAATGGTCATTTCAGGGACCGCTTTAAAGTTATATGACGATAACAATATTGAGAGAATTTATATTGGTTTATAAATGGCTACATTCTTATTAAGGGACCTCGGTGGCAACGTGGTCCTTGATCTAACATCTAATCTTAGTATGTATACAGAAACGTTAAGTGTTGTCCTCCCGAAAGGTTCATCTATGGACACAATTGTACGAAAACTAGATACTGCTGAAAATCATCCAAGATGGTGGGCTTATGTAGCTTCTGGTGAAGTGTTATCTGCCAATAGTGCTGTAGTTGAGTCTTATTCAAATGGTATGGGATGTGCCATTTTGACTAAAGCTATGGCTATTGAGGCTAAGCTGGGCGATAAGATACTTAATCAAATGGATGATACTTCATCTTATTTATTAATTTATGATTGTAGAGCTTATTACAATACAGCTTTTCAGCAAACGGTTAGTATTCATATAGGTAAATGCTAATGGCTGAATACATCAAAATTCTCAATGATAATAAAGTGACAATAATTGACGACAGCTATAGAAACTTTCACCTTATAAATAAGTTTGTTAGGGAAGTCGCTTCTTCAGACCCATTACCTCCTGCAGTGCTATCTGTATCTGGTTACGTTAAGTGTCATGTTTTGAATGTTACATCTTTACAAAGACCAATTGTGGTATTTACAGGCGTTTCTGTGATGCAGGTCAGATATGAAGAAACTTCCACAAATAATTGGAAAATAACTGTAATTTTTGACACCTTAGACGACCAAGGAGGATTTAAATATAAGAATACTTTTCCTTTTACAAAAGCAACTTATTATGTATTTGGATTAATTACTTTATTAGAAAGTGGTCATTCGCCAAAATTACTAATTAAGAATGGTAAAGGTGAGATTGTATTTTCTAACTCCCACAATCCTTTAAAAGTAGTTAAAGCAGAAACTTTTTATTTAAAAGGCAGTGCAAATTATTTTAGCTCATGGTTATCAGATATACCTGATTATAATGCTAATAAGACTTATGGCTTGGCTTTAGCTTGTCCAGCTCATTATGAATATTATTGGGGAGCTGGTGGTTTGAGTTCTTATATGCATTCATACTGTACTATAAAGACTAACTCATATAGTGATCCAACTTTCTCAGGTAAGATCCTTCGGGGATATACGATACTAGCTAATGGTATGAATACTTCAGCTAGTCTCTATTCTCCATTTCATAGTCATTTAATAGTTGATATTACTGGCTATTAAAAAGCCCCTTATTAGGGGCTTTCATGTTTAAGCAGGCTGATCATTAACTGGTGGTTCTTCTACAAATGTGTAATTTACTGCTACCGACCCAGTCTCTAAATCCCAGCCTAGATTTAATGTTTTGAAAGCAGGACGGTTGTTAAAACGTTGCGCATTGACGATGTCTTGGGTTTTTTGAGCTAATTCAATATCCAAAGCATTAAATACTTTAACTTCGGCCATGAGCTTTTCCTCTAATTAGATAAGAAATTTGTTCAGATAGAATTGCATGCAGTTAATTAATGGAATCTGTACGGTTCCAATTAACTTTGGAACCCATCTAAAAGTTAAAAATTATTAGTCATCAAAATACTTAATTATTTAGGTATTTTGGCTTAGTTATGTCTTCTCGGTTCTTATCGTTGTTACTCGGTGAAAATGTTAATTCATATGATCAGCAATTCGATACGTCTAATCAGGATGCAACAGCGCAGCTATATGAAACTATGGCTCCGTTTTCACTTGGGACTAACCAAACCAAAGCCAATAAGAAGCGTACTCGAAAAGAAATTCTTACTAAATGGGAGAGAATGTTACGCTTTGCACCTATCGCAGAGGGTATGGGGATTCATGTTTCTGCAGCCTTAGGCGGAGATTCTTATAGCGGCCAACAAGTCTTTATTACGCCCGCAGAACGGTTAAAAAAGGCGAATGGACCAGCAGCTGAAAAACTAAAAAAACAACTAGATGAGCGCCGTGTAAAGATGGAAAAGCTTATCAATAAGTATTTAAGCAAACTTGCCCGAGATGCTATTTCTTTCGGTGATTCCTATGCACGTATTTATGGGAAAAAAGATATAGGTGTAATTGACCTCGTATGCAATGAGTATACATATCCGCCATTAATACAACCGTTCGAACAAGGCAGTAAGACTGTCGCCTTTTTTTGTTTAGATCCTCGTAATTGGCAAAAAACTATTACCAAACTGAATACTATTCAAATGGTACGTTTCAAAATGCCCCGTATGAGCAATATTGCTCAATATGAGCTTGTTGAAACTGGTCTTGTCACGAAAATGTTGGAGGGTGATGATCCAGATGAGCTACCAATCTTACCAGCGCATTTAGGCGGCTCATTTCTTTATGAGATTGAAGATATTTATGATGATGTAATCCTCGCTTTGGCATCAATGAATAGCCAGCAAATTGCAGATACCGTAAATCAGATGTTCTTGACAGTAAATATGTCAGGAATGCCGCCAGCACAACGTCAAGCCTATATCCGTGGTTTAGAAGGTTTACTCAAAAATCATGAGGCTTATGTCCGTGATGCTTTATCAGGTGGTGAAGCAGTCTGGAATACTGCTTTTCACATGCTTCCAGTATTTGATGAAAAACAAGTTCTAAATCCAGTGGGTGATATCAAGAATCAACGAAGCTCACCTATTAATATTGAACAGTTCATGATTAATGTCCGTTTGTTAATGGGCGGTATAGGTCTAGACCCAAGTATGGTAGGGTGGGCTGACATGTTAACTGGTGGTATTGGAGAAGGTGGAGCATTCCATACTTCTGCACAAATCATGCGTAGGTCACAAGACATTCGAACAGCAGCTTCCGAAGGGATTAATCAAATTCTTCACTTGGATTGGGGTTTTGCTTATAACGAACAATTTGAGCCTGAAGATTACCCTTGGCAAGTTGAATATTATTCAAACCAAACTGCAGCAGCTACGGAAGAAATCAACAATGCTCAATCAAGAATGAATACAACATTACTTAAAACACAAGTAATCGCATCATTGAAAGAATCAAATTTAGATGTAGATATTATGGCGTACATTCTTGAGCGCGATACAGGTATGAAATATGAGGAAGCATTAACATTAGCTGAAAGTATTGCTAAGAGCCGTAAATTTCCAGAGGATGAAGAATAATGGCTTTTTTTGAATACGAAACACAGAATAAAACTATAAATAACAGTTTTGGAAACGTTTTAAATCCGTTTAAAGATCGTTTTGCTAAAAATCCTGTCTTATGGTCTGGTCTAACAGTGGATCGAGCTGTTTCCCATTATCAGGAACTTTACGCATTAGGTACACTTTCAGCTGCACATTTTGGAATTGAAATTCGCCCGTACCGTGCAAACAGTAAAATTGCTCAAGCAAATATTCCAATTTTTGATCCTTCAAACAAAGTTGCTTGGTTAGCCAATAATGTAGATGTATCACTACTAGATGCCCAAACCGATGCAGTGCATGTGGGGCATTTTCAACTCAACCATGTAACTGGTAATGCTTCAAATGAGTTGAGCATTTCATTTATTGAGACTAAAGAAGCAGCTATTGCGAATAGTGCTAAAGCTATAAAAGAAATAATGTTTAATAAGGATGGTACTCAGCCGCCACCAATTGAATACTTAATGAGATTAAAAATATATGCTTTTGATAAAGCTGCAAGAAATCAAAACCAATTTGAAATTGAGCATCTAGTTTCACTTCAAGCAGGCAATTTGCCCCTTGATGCCTCTAATAAAGCACATGCCATTGTTACTTTAAATTTCATCAAAATGTTTCCCAACTTAAAATAAGCTATGGAACTCATTGCCTTTATAGATTCACCTACTTGAGAAAATATCCTCAAACTAAAATGAGGATAACTCCGTGAGTGTTAAATCAATTTTCATTCAAACACACGCACCACATCAAAGCCGATTAGTACATGGTTTTGACTCTATGGTGAATAGTGGTGCTTGTTCAATTGGGTTTATTAAGGGTGATTACCGTCAAATTAATGCTTTAGTCACTGAAGATTACACGGAAAATGATTTCTGGCGTGTTGTAAATTTAAAAGGTAAAAAGGGTGGGATAGATGCGTTTGATTCTGTTGCGGTATTAGGCGCTATCGATGACCAGCATGCAGCTGATTTAGCGATACTGCAATTTGGCCGAATGTTTGATGCTAGTGTTACAGATGTTATTGAAACAAATCAATTTGGACTTAAGCGCCATTTATCATCACAACAATTTAATTTGACGGGTTCAAAACCGATTCAAAGATGGCAACTAGAACAATTACAAAATGTTGTAGCAGCTGAAAAACCTGAATGGGATGGAATCAATTTAATTTCTCATGAGGGTGATACTTCTAAGTTGTTATTAGATATGCAACGAAATGATGATCACAGCCAATTATTGAGTAAATTTGATGGGTTACCTACACTTTTATCTAGTCTAGGCGTAGAAGAAGCGCTTTACGACTCTATTATCGTTGATTACCAGCATTTAGAGCAGCTGTCTGCAATTTTGCATCACTCTATGGATCAGTTTTCAAAAACTGGCGTCAAAATCGTTAACGTTACGGAAAGTAAGCCCTTTAAGCATAAAAAAGTCCTTCAAATTGCTCTTACTTATGATTTTGATGATGGCCAAAACTTCACAATCCTTTTTCATAAGCCAGATCGATTATCAAAAAAAATTAGTCCAGCAGATTCATTAATTTCATGGAAGATTTTAATGAACAATCGGGATATTACGGCTGCAATTCAGCCTAATCAGGGAGAAGGAATATCAATTCCAGTTCTCGCTGGTCGAATTATGAAGTTGATTAACCAAAATAGTAATCGTTTTAAGCGGTTACAATCTAAAAAAGCAGAAAAGGCCAAGGCTTTAGCAGATGCTGAACTACGTCTCGAGCAAAAACAAAGTCAATTAAATTCTTTAAGTGCAGAAATTTGCAATTTATTAAATGAATTGGATCAGTTGCAAAATACATTGTTAATCAAGCAATCTGAGGAAAATGAAGGAATCATTAAAGAGAATAGTCTCGATAATGAGTTACCAGATAGTATTTCTGATGAAGAAGCCGCACGTTTAAAAGCCGATTTAAAGCGTTTAAATGCTGATCCTGAATGGGCAGGTGAAGATGGTTTACGTTACCAAGCATTCTTTGAACGTATCAATAAGGCTCTAGAGGGGGACTCTGATGCGGTAGTTTGGGCACGTGAATGGATTTCTGAACTAGATGACCAGGCTTTGGCTCAACAGCAAGCAGAATTAGAAGCAAAAAAACTTATTGATGCCGAAAATGAAGCTAAACAAAAAAGAGATGAAGAAGTTTTAGCTGCACGTGCAGCTGGTATAGCTGAAAACAAAATGATGCAAGCATGGTTAGACACTTTGGAAAATCCTGAAGATTCTAACAACATAGACTTTATGGCTTGGGTTTCAGATCGCCGTGGTGAATTCTTAAAAAACTGGAATGGGGCCGAAGGTTCACAAGAATATTTAACAGCATTTTATGAATATTCAAGAGCATGGGCAGATGAACATTTAGCGGATCGCCTCAGTAATAAAGAGCCAGCCCAAAATTCAGATAATGATGAATCTAAAGAACTAAATGCTCCGACAGAAGTTGAAGATCTTCAGCCTAGTACGACAAATGATGAAGGTAATCAACTTTACCGTTCAGTAATTGAAGGGCAGGTTAAAGTTAATCTTGAGTTATTAGAGCAAATTCGAGATGAAGCAGAAAAAGACTTAAATGATCCACTTCTTATTCCAGCGGTGACAGAACTCTTGAATCAAGTGCAAAAAATGGAAGCGGAGAATATCTAATGACAACTTTAAATCTAATTTCTACTCAAGATATTGCTAAGAATCCATTAGTTGTAATTGATCAAATGATTAGTTTCTTTAAACCTAAACAGCCCTTTACTGGGCTTTTGAAGGGTAGAACTAATAATGTGAAAACAGCCAAAGGACAAAAGATTTCTACTGTATTCGCTTTAGTTGATATTGATCAAGTAATTGCATCTCATACAGCAACTGGTGCGGAAAACCCTAATTATCCGCAAGAATTGCAGCCACGAGATCGTAGTCGTGAATCCTCACAAGCATGGGTACAGAAAACTGCTAATGATTTAGACCCCGAAAGCCTAGGCCGCTCAGGTCGGGCAGACACGGGAGCACCGATAACTGGTGATGATTTAGTTGTAGAATCAGGAAATGGTCGAACAATGGCTATCAAGCTTGCCTATGAGCGCGGTACCGCAGATGAGTATAAACAATGGTTGATTGATGAAGCCGATTACTTTGGCTTTAGTAGTGAGCAGGTCCAAGCAATAGCTCAACCGATTTTGATACGTATTCGTACAACCGAGATTGATAGAGCTCAATTTGCAATAGATGCTAACCAAGATGATAAGTTGTCTTTTACAGCAACTGAACGTGCTAAAGCTGATGCTAAACGTTTAGATGAGAATTTACTGGCACTTTTTAATCCGAGTGAAGATGGCGATTTATTAGCAGTAAGTAATCAAAAGTTTATTCAAGGTTTTTTAAGTAAATTAGGTGATACAGAAGCTGCCCAGTACACAACGAAAGATAAAAAACCAACACAAGCACTGATAAACAGAATCAAGGCCGCAATTTTTAGTAAAGCGTACAATGATGATCGTTTGCTAGAAATGATGGCTGATCATACAAAACCAGATCTTCAAAATATGCTTAATGCGCTTGGTGTTGCTGCCCCTAAATTTATTGAAGCGCAAGCCATAAGTCGTGGAAATGTTCAAGATATATCAGATCAAATCGTTGATGGAATGGAGCAAGCCATTGATCAACGTGTTGCTAATGCAATTATTGATGCAGCAAATACAATTTTATCTGCAAAGCAAAATGATCAAGATATTGTTGAGTTTGTAAAGCAGCAAGGGCTTTTTGAGGATCTAGGAGAAGGTGTTGCTGAGCTCGCCGTATTTCTCGCCAAGAATAGCCGCAGTTCAAAAAAAATGAGTATGTTATTTAAAGCTTTAGCTGAATTTGCAGAGAAACAAGCTTTAGATAGCAGCAATGTAGGATTGTTTGGTGAACCTGAACCAGTAAGTGTAAAAGATGCTATCCAATATGCACAACAAGTGCTTGGTGATGATTTCATTAGTGTGCAAATGTACGATTCATTGGTTGATTCCAGCAGTTCAAGTAGCCCTAAAATAATTCGATTAACGAAAGAGGGAGCTGAACGTTTCCACAGTGCTTTGAAAGCTAAAATTGATCAAAGTAATGACAAAGAAAATCATGAAGGGAACAAAATTAATGACATTCTTTTCGAAGAATTAGATGTTTAGATCTGGAACCTACTAAAAATTAGATACTTACGATCATTCAACATAGGAATGTAAAGTTCCTATGTTGAGGGATATATGTCCATTTTAAAGCTCAAACCAATCACTAAAGACACAGTATTGGTTGCGATTTATTACATGATTGATTTCATGCATTATCAGAGCAATATTGCTCGATTTTTCCTTCTTATAATCCATAAGCAAATAGAACTTAACTTGTCTGTAGCAAAGCAAGCTTTAGCTTTTGCCCGTCAAGAAAGTGACTTTCCAAAATTGGATGAAGTTATTGAAGTCTTATATAACGAGGCTATCAAAAACATTGATGAATCAGTTATCCAACACCTTAATAATAGTTCCAGAAATGTTATTGAACAGCTAGAGACTATTGTCAGTCTTTTTGCTTGCGATAAAGAGCTAAAGGCTTACACCACTAAAAAGAATAAAACATTACAGGTTATTGGTCTTAAAGGCATCAAATTAACCAAAGCTAAAGAGTTTGACCCCTATGCCTTTTATTATCAGGGTGAAATTCTTGTACGCTCAAAACATCTTAAAGCTATTCCAGACTCTCTTCTTTCAGAAGATCAGCAACTTGTAAAAGGATTATTCTTACATGTATCAAATACCAATTCAGATGTGGAATCAGTTGGCGAATTTCGTCTCAGATCCAGAGGACCAATTGTTTCTACAACTGGATCAGGAAATGATGAATTTGAGGCTTCAGAAGCAATCAGAAATGATGGAGAAATTGGGGTACTCCGAGACAGTAATTCTGGCTTATCAAAAAGTAATGATGCAAGTTTATCTAGCGTCCGAAATCCAAGAAATGAATCTTCAGATGGAAATAGTAGAGCCAGTACTAACCGGATTAACAGCAGCGGAGGCGGTGAACTATCTGGTAAGAGATCATCTCTTAAACGAGCAAGAGATCGATCAATTGTACAATCTGCTAAATCAGTTAGAGCTGCCATAGATGAAAAGCTAGAAGCTCAATTAAAAGCAGATAATGTAGAAACAATTTGGAGCGATGCTTCAAATATTGACGCAGCTTTGCCATATCTGCAACTGGCACAACGTGGTGATGTTTTAAAAACTGAAAAGCGGTTAATTGAGGAAAATAAGAAGGGTATTCTTTTTACTAACGGCACTGGTACAGGTAAAACCTTTACTGGGCTTGGAGTGGCAAAGCGTTTTATTAATGCTGGTCTCAAGAATATTTTGATTGTTACCTTGAATGATAAGATTGCAAATGACTTTGTAAAAAGCTCAAGTCCGTTGAATATCAAAGCTTACAAATTAAAAAGTATTAAAGATAACGGCGGTGATGAACACACAGTCGTGGTCACAACCTTTGCTAATTTTGGACAAAATAAAAGTTTAGTTCACAAACATTGGGACCTGATATTAATTGATGAGGCACATACTCTATCGCAATCATCCGATGGTAAAGCAACTGCAGCATTAAACAAACTAAGAGCATTAACCGGGCATTTGCATGGTTTTAGTGAATGGTTTGAAGATAAATTTGCTGATCAGATGCCAATTGAAGAGCTCGATGAAGATGGTAAAGAAACAGAACAATACCTAAGTGCTTATAACAAAATGCAGATCCTTCGAAATGAACAACGAAAGATCTGGAATTTGAATTGGAAACACCAGAAAAGTAAGGTCAAAGTTGTTTTCTTATCTGCTACGCCATTTAGTTATCACTTTTCACTTGATTGGGCGGAAGGCTATTTATTTGATTATATGTCTCCTTCAGTATCTGTTGATGACCAAGGTAATTTAGCTGAAGGCTTTAGTAAGGCTCGAGAGCACTTCTATATGGGAAATCTTGGATATCGAAAGCGATATGGTAAGTTGACGCGACCAGAAGCAAAGGTGGATACAGGTGTACTTGAAAGACAGTTCGCCGAAAATCTTAAAAACACTGGTGCTATGTCTGGGCGGGATTTAGAAGTAAATTTTGACTATGATCGTAAATTCATTCTAATTGGCTCTCGTGTTGGTGAACTTATTGATGAAGGTTTAACTTATCTTCGCAATGGTTATAAAGAAATAGAAGGGCACAAAACACGAACTTTTGAAGAATGGGCTGCTCAAACTGGTAAACCAACAACAGGCTGGGGACGTCATGCCTCTATGCAAGAATATGATCGGCTATTCACTGGCAACCGATTTAAAAACATATACGAAATTATTGCAAAACGCTTTGATTACTTAGCAAGACGCCTTTTGTTAGAAGCTATTAAAGCTGAAGCTTGTGTTGATATGGTGAAAAAGCACTTAGCATTAGGTCGTAAAGTAGTAATTTTTCATGACTATAACGAGGGCGGTGGTTTTGCACCTTTCTTGATTAGTAAGCTTGATATCGAAAAATATGAAAGCCCACTTAGAGAAGATATTGAGCTTGAATATAATGCATTCAAAGAAAATAGACCGGATCTAGTAAATCTCAATCTTGATTATGATTCACCTGTTGAAACTTTAAAGAATGCATTTCCTAATGCTCTTTTATTTAATGGCCGTCTTTCAAAGCAACAACGTGAAACTAATGTAGCGTTATTTAATACTGATGATAGCGGGCACGATATTCTCATTCTGCAGTCAGATGCTGGTTCTACTGGGATTAGCTTGCATGATACAACTGGTAAACACCAGCGAGTACTCATTAATATTGGTCAACCAACAAAGCCAGCCAAGTTGAGACAGACGGAAGGGCGTATCTATCGAACCGGACAAGCATCAAATGCTATTCAGAGATACTTGACTACTGGTACTGCATGGGAACGGGCTGCATTTGCAGACACGATTGCTGGACGCGCAGAAACAGTAGATAACTTTGCAAAAGGTGCTGATGCTGTAGTAAGTATCAAAGAAGCGTTAATTCAGGCTTATGAAGAAGCTAAATATGAAGAGCCAAGTCTAAATGATGGTATTGGCGGTAAAGCATATGATGAAGAAAATGCCCGTATTGCTAAGTTAACCCCATTTGATCAAGCACTAACATTCTACTATGCCAAAGGCAAACGTTCTGAAAGTCGTAATAACCGCGAAGGTAAGGAATGGTATGCAACGCCTGAACCTCTAGGATTCAAAATGATTGAATGGGCAGGGGTACACACTGGCGATTCTGTGCTTGAGCCTAGTGCTGGTGATGGAGCTATTGGTCGTTTTGTTCCGCAGGATGTAGAGTTGACAATGATTGAACCGACTGAGTCTTTAGCTAGTCGTGCTCAAATGGCAAATACAGGTGCTAAAGTAATTGTTGATACATTCGAATCTTTAGAATCATTAAATAAGTACCATGCGATTGTGATGAATCCGCCATTTGGTCATGCTGGCACTTTGGCAATTCAACATATCAAGAAGGCTTTTGGTCATCTTTATGATGGTGGTCGGATTGTGGCCTTGGTACCACGTGGTTCGATGGATTCTAAAGTGGACGAATTTATTGATAGTACACCTGGTGCAATTCTGACAGCTGAAATCTGGTTGCCTCAATCGACCTTTAAAAATGCTGGTACCGCCGTTTCAACTCGTATCATCATTATTGAAAAACATGCAGGCTCTAATGATGTTCCAAAAACACGAGAATTAGACTTCACGCACCTTACAAGTGTAGAGGATCTATTTTCAGAAATTCGTGATATCGCAATGCCTCCTAGAAAACTACGTATTGATGAGCAGCTTGCTAAGTACGAACTTTATGTCAGAACTGAACGTAGTAAGTATGTTTTCAATGGTGACGGCGTTGATAAACCTCAGATCAAGAATATCATGCTCAAATTCTGGGGTTCGGAAGTGAATGAGTTTGATGAAATTGTTATGCCTTATAATAAGTCTGCAGAAATCATCAAGAAGATTGATGAATTTGAGCAAGAGAATGGCACTAGTCTAGCAGCTTAGAAATCTTTTAAATATTTAAAAAAGAGGTATAAGAAAACTTATACCTCTTTTGTATTGTTTACATTTTAAATAGAATAACTTTATTATATTAAGATTCATTAATTTATTATATTTAAAGGAAAAATATGAAATTTGAAGAGTTAAAGAATTTATTAGCTAATACGGGCTTTTATAAGGTTGAAAATGCTGAAACATATGTAGCATTAGACGATATTGATTTGAAATTTCATTTAATAAATGAGACTCAAGTTGCCGATGATAGTCGTGATCGCACTATTTCAGCGATTAAAAATGCCTTTAGACAGGATATGCATAGTTTTAAAATCAGTGTTTTTCAATTAAATATTACTTATAATGGGGAGCTAGTTCAAAGTTTTGATATTCATAAAATTTCTGGTTTTGAATCATATACTGATGACAAATTAATTGAATTATACTTCCCAATTCAAAATGGTAAACTTATATATACGCCGATTCCTGAAGATGATATTTTCAGACGAGCGATCATTCGTAATTTAAATTCTAAACAAGCTTTTGAAATACTTTCAGAGTCTTTCAGTCCATCAATTATTTAATATCTGGAACTAGCAATTCGTTAATAAAGTGAATTGCTAAATAATAGTCCTATCTTTTATGGTAGGGCTTTTTTATGTCCAAAGCTTTAGCTTATGCACCAGCTGTCAATACAGCTAAAACAAAGTTGCCCAGTACTGAATCAGATCCTTTCTATGGCTCAATTTCAAAGCATAAATATGCTGAATTTTCACTTTGTGATAAAGATGGTAACCCAGTAGCATCACCAGTTATTCGTGCTTTGTTGACAGACGGCGACAAAAGTATTGAGAGTCAATGGCAAACTCCATTTGAAAATAGCAATCCAGAACTAAAGATGCCTATGTTGATGGCTAACTTGCAAACTGGGCAAATGCTTCAAGCTGCAGCTACTCTAGGAGAAAACTCACCCTTTATTTCTGCATTAAGCGATATGGCATCAGGACCTTTAGCAACGGCTGAAAATGCGCTTAAGAGCGTTGAAGGGCGAACTAATTTAACCAAAGTAAATACAACTCAAGTATTCCTTTCAACATCATCAGTACGTCTTAATTTATCAATCTTTTTCTTGGCCTTTAGTGATGCAAAATCCGAAGTTGAAGACAAGATCATGCAGTTGGAGGCTTGGAGCGTACCAGTATCATTATCTTCTGAGTCTACACTGCAGAATGTTGTCAATGATTCAAATACTACTTTAGAAGGCTTGTTTTCAGGTGTCATTCCACCGTTTGTATCTCTTACTACTCACGGCAAAACTTATAAGCCTTTCATTATTGAAAGCGTTTCCGCGCCAATTGTCGCGCCCATTGATGAAAAGGGGAACCGGTTAAGTTTGGCCGTCAATATTAGTTTGTTGAGTCGAACTGCATGGGATTCGAAAGATATTTACTCATTGTATGGAGTCAAATAATGATTACATTTGATCCGGTGCCAATAGGCGATAGTACTTTTCAAATGCATGAATTAAGTTTTGAGCAATGTCTTAAAATTTCGATCATTGCCCCGAATTTAAATGAAAAAAGACTTTCAGCCTTTGTGAAGTCAGTTTTAGATAATGTGGATCCTTTACTTTTAACAATTCAAGAGCGGTATTTATTGCTGCTTAAGTATCTTGAGAAACAAAGTAATACTATGTTGGAGGTGAACACTGACTGGTCTAAAGTTTTCCTTCAATCAGAAAATAATTGGAAAACTGAAACTACGCAAAATGGAATTACGGTTAGACAGCTTATTGGAATGGAAGCGGAGTTCTTAGAGGCAAATTGTAAGAATGTCGCTGAATGGATTGCCTGCATGATGGCTTTTCAGTTGAGTTATTCTAATCATGAGCACTTAGCTTTATTACCGGATAGAACAAATCCTAAATTATTTGAAGAACGATTTAAGCAGCGGCTAGATTTTATTAAGAAAATGCCAGCTAGTGATTTTGATTTGTGCTATCAAGACTTTAATAATTTAAACAATGAGTTATTTACACATTTACGGTTAAGCGTTGATAACCACGGTATTTTAGTGGAAAGAGGTGCAGATGACGCGCCTGCACGATTTCGCACCGCTTCCATCTTTACAGGAATCATCAAAGAGTTGGACCGATCTTTTGCTTGAGACAGCAAGTAGTATTTCTGAAAACTGCCCAATGCCTTTATCGGATGCATTAAAAATGCCTTTGAGTTTTGAAAGTACTTACTTCAATTCATCAGCATGGGAAAACCGCAAGAAGTATTTAGAAAATGAAATTGAACGTCACAACGTATTCTTAAAATTAGGTCAAGAAGTCATTAAGGGATTAAATGCCCTAGCAAGTAGAGGCCGATAGTTTTCATGTAGAAAAGTCTGATTAATTCAGACTTTTTTCGTGCTTTGTATTTGGAACCATACTCTATTTAGAACAATAACACTTGCAAAAATAGCTCCAAATGAAACGTGGGGAATAGGTCATGTCTGATCATCAGGCAATTGAAGTCACAGTCACAACTTTTGCTAATAAAACTACCTTCTGGAGTGGTTTAGCAAGCGCATTTGGTTCTTTAACTTCAATTAATTGGTTGAGCTATACAGGTGCAATAGTGGCTGTTGTTGGCCTATTCATAAGTTTCATTTTTCAGTGGAGACGTGACCGCAGAGAACGTAAAGAAAGTGAATTACGTGAAAAAGAAAGCGAATTACGAATCAAAGCTTTAGAAGCTCTAGAGCAAGATAATTTACGAAAGAGGAAAGATGAATGAAGTTAATTGAAAACAATGCTTGGCAGTATCTATCTGTTAAGTTACCCGCCGTAGGTGCATTCATCATGCTAATTTTATTGCCAGCACTACAATGGGGTGTTGATTATGAAGTTATTCCTGAAAAATATCATGCATTTGTTACTGGTACTTTGATGCTTGTTCTGTCATGGATTGGAAAGAAAATTTCTCAACCACGACTTAATGGCCCGCAATTAACAGGCCAGTTAGTAGGGATCAATTCTTTATTGAATATCCCAACACCAACAAAGCCTGATGAATTAGCTTGGATTGCAGAAGCAAAAAAGCATCTTGGCCTTCAAGAAATACCTGGTAAACAGCATAACCCAACTATTTTAAAATGGCTCTCGGAGCTAAAGGCTTGGTGGGCTGACGATGAAACGGCTTGGTGTGGGACCTTCGTTGCACATTGCTTGAAATCAGCTGGAATTGCTTATCCTAAGCATTGGTACCGTGCATTGGATTATGTGAATTATGGTACAAAATTAGCTAAACCCGCTTACGGTTGTGTAGCTATTAAAACTCGAAAGGGTGGTGGGCATGTTTGTTTTGTAGTTGGCCGTGACAAAAAGTCTGGAAAGTTAGTATGCCTTGGAGGCAATCAGTCTAATAAAGTTTGTTATGCACTTTATAATGACTCTGACTTTCAAGAATTCAGATGGTATGGTCGTACAACTCAACCAGCTAGCAAACGTTACAACTTACCGCAATTAAGTGGCGTGACAGCAATTAGAGTTACTGAAGCATAATGAAGTTACTATTACTAAGCTTTCTTTTATGTGGCTGTACGGCACATACAATCAATAGCAATGTAAACGTATCTATTTGCGTTAAAGCACTTTAAAAAAAGCCCTGAATATTCAGGGCTTTTTAATTAATTATTTATTTCTGCATCGTAGACAGTTTGTAAAGAGGCTTTTAGAGCTTCATCATTTGTACTATCAATGAATTTCCTCATTTTCTCTTTGTATTCAAGGTGCCCAGCTTTATACTTTACAAGTAAGTATGAAAATTCAGCTTGCTTATAATTTGGGTCCTTCTTATTTTCTGGTTTGTTCAGCTCTACTTTTAGAACCTCTGCCACATAGTCATAGCACCTATTAATCGAAGTGGCTTCTTTCCCTTGTAGTGAAAGTAACTGACATCTAAATGTAAGTCGTGCTGTGTCATTTGGTTTCTGTGCAAGCTGCTTATCATTTAAAGCATGCGCTTTATCATAGTCATTCAAAATCATATATATATTCATTTGAAGAAGCTCACGTTTTCGCTTATCCGTGATTTTATCGACCTCCGTCTAGGAAGAGCCCTTTGGAAAAAGTGGTCTGGTTATCATCGGCGAAGTTTGGTCGAAACCAAGATGCATTGCATCAAATTATTAGGCGATAAACTCTACTCAAGGAATTTTGACAGCCAAGTGAATGAGATCCATGCACGTGTAGCCGTATTAAATAAATTTACAGAATTAGGCAGACCTCATACCCAAGTTGTAACCTAAATTTTAGCAACTTAGGAAAACTTTACCTTCAAAGGCTTTATGCAACAAAGCCTATATTTGGGTAAAAGTAATAAAAAAAATCCTCAATTGAGGATTTTTAAAGCTTAGTATTTATAAAAATACTATTTTACTTTTAAATTAATATATTGAGACATTTCAGAAGTTACTATATCAAGTATTTCTTTATTAAATAGTTTTTCGGAATTCTTTAGATGATTTGTCATTGCATTTAATTCAAAAGCTGATTTTGATTGTGATAGGTCTCTTAGCATTCCTCCAATACATCCTCTGTAATGTCGGATTCGATCTAAATCTAGATTAAGATCGGAGTCGAAGGTCTTTTCATAAATCTTTAAATCGATCAGAAATTGTTTATAGAGCTCTTCGCATTCATTGCGAAATATACTTCTTCTTTCTTCACATTCGTTAGGTATTTTTTCTGCCTGATCGATTAAATTTTTACTAATCTCTGGGAAGTTTTTTGAGTTCCATAAATGTTTTTGTGTCATTACATACTTATGATAATAATCAAGATAACTTACAAGTTTATATAAAGATGTTTGTGTATTTCTAGCAAGTTCAGATCTATTTAAGCCTGTTTGAGAATCTCTCCAATCATTAAATAAACTAGCTGCAATTATTGCTGCCCCAATAGTAGCTAAAGCTGAAAGTATGCTTACCATTAGGGACCAAGCTTCTTTTAATGGGTTATCAATTTGATTGTAGGAATATAACCAAAGAGTGAAAAAGAAAAATATGATACAAATGGAAGTAATCCAACCAATAGTATCTATTAATAAAACTTTAATTTTTTGATTCATAACTTTGAGTATTTCTGAGGTTAGCTTATTTTAGATAATCATAAATATTAATCTAGTCGAATAAATGGAAATTTCATTTAAGTTTTTGATAGAAAAATGAGCAAAAAATTGCTCAAAATTGATAAAATCCTTCGAAAGTGAGCAAAAAATTGCTCATTTAGTTATTAAAGGTAGTTCATCCCATTTAAATGGATTCTTAGTTAATTTGTCTCGTGACATTGACCAGTTGCGACCTGGTACATAACACGAACTTATACCGAGTTTTTTCTTTCCGAATTTTGTGTGTACGTTCTCTAGTGTTTTCATCAATTGTTCTTTCTTTTCTATAGCTTCGAAATCTGTGAGCAGGTCATAAGTGTGACCTGTTTTGGGTTCTAGCCCAGTTAGTATCACACCGCACTTCTTATACTTAATACCTTCTTTAAAAATGTGAGATAGCATTTTTGTTGCAGCTTTTACGAAATCTAACGCACAATCTGTTGGTTGTGAAAATGAGCCGGTTATTGACTTGTTATAAAACGGTACATTTTCATCAAAAGGACTTGATTGAACAAAAACAATAAGACAGCCGCATAATGATTCATCATCTCTCAATCTCTTACATGCTTCTTGTGCATGCATGGCTATTGCTTCTTGTAGGTCAATAAGTTCGGTAACTTTCGCACCAAAAGAACATGACTTAATAATTTGCTTTTTAGATGGCGGAGTGTCTTCAATTTCTAGGCAAGAGATGCCTTGTAGCTCGTTAATAGTACGAGCCATAACAATAGAAAAGCGTTTTTGCATTTCACGTGGTTCAGCACAAGCTAGATCAAGCACTGTATTAATTCCCATGCTTTGCAACTTTTTTGCATGTTTACGGCCGACCCCCCAGACTTCACTCACATCTATTTGAGCAAAGTAATATTCTTTATTGCACGGATCCATGTTTACGAGATCGCAAACGCCGTTAAAGCCTTGATTTTTCTTAGCTATATGATTGGATATCTTTGCCTCCGTCTTGCTGCGACCAATACCTACGCACACGGGCAAACCAATCCATTTCCATATTTTTAGGCGCATATCCTGAGCGACCTTTTCTAGGTCAAAATTTTTTTCATAAGCTGAAAAATCAACAAAACACTCATCTATTGAATATTTCTCAACTTCTTCATCAGTTACATACGATGCAAGAATCTTATGAAATCTGCGCGACATTTCAGCGTAAAGTTCATAATTGCTAGAGAGAACAATAACATTGTGTTTTTTTACTATGTCTCTGATCTGGAATAATGGCACCCCCATTTTTATATTTAAATTTTTTGCTTCATTGCTGCGCGCAACGGCACATCCATCGTTATTTGACAAAACGATGACTGGTTTATTGTTTAAACTTGGATTAAAGACTCGTTCACATGAGACGTACATGTTATTTACATCTATGAGAAAAAAGACTTTATCTTCATGTCTCATGATTTTTTTCTTGTATTTTTTAGAATATAAGTAACTACACCCCAAATTATTAGTTCTTGCCCGTCATGAAGATGAATATCATCATAATCTGGGTTTTCAGCTTTTAACCAACGCTCATTTTCATCAATCATTAAGCGTTTAACAGTAAAATCATTATCTATAAGTGCAACAACAATATCGTTGTGTTTAGCATCAAGACTACGATCAACAATCAACTCATCATCAATATCAATGCCAGCGTTAAGCATCGAAAGTGATGCCACTCTAACAATAAATGTTGCTTCTTCATTTTTAATTAGGTGCTCATTCATGTCGAGAGTTCGATCAACATAATCTTGAGCAGGAGAGGGAAAACCAGCTGAAACTTTTTCTATAGCTAAAGGTATTGAAAAAAAAGTAGTAGGTGAAACTAATTTTATGGATTCAACCTCACTCAATACCTTGCCAGCATTGAGATGTGGTTTAATTTCGATAATGGAATTGGGGATAATGCTCATAGTTACTCCTTGATTTCGTTACATAATCAAGATGATATGCTAGAGCTTGGTTTAAATTCAAATTAAAAAAATTGTGCATAAATAATGACTAGTCATTACTTGTCGCGTTAGTTAGTGCATTTGGTCGGAAATTCAACGGTGCTAATTTGCACTTTTTTTTGGTTTTGGGAAGTAGTCTGCAGTAAATTCACCTAAGGGCATTTCAAAGAAAAATTGATCTGCATCTTCTTTTTTGCAATTCAGCCAATCTTCTCGATACTCGTCAGGAATAACGATAATAGACCGCTTTTCATCTTCTGGCTTATGAAACTGTGACATAAAAGGGTGATTATCTGCATTAATAGTTAGCATTGACATTGATCTTACTTGCTGCCCATCAATCACAGTCGAATCATAAATAGCAGCTACTGTAAAAGGTAAGCCATCCTCTCGATAAATTCCCCATCTTTCCGCTTTACCATTCACATATCTCGGTTCATAGATCTTTTCGACTGGAATTAGTGCAAACTTACTTTTAGCCCACGCATGTCGAAAGCTAGGCTTTTTATCTACCGTCTCAGTGCGGGCATTGTATGTGTACTTTGAAAATTTTAAATCATGGTTCCAAGGTGGGATCATGCCGAACTTTACTTGCCGCCATTCAATGTGGCCATCATTCGAAAATATAAGAGGGCAGTCGTAACCCGGATAAACATCATTCTTATAGTCGAAGGTAGGTTCTAAGAGATCCAATAGATGTACCCGGTCTTTTGAAATTGGCTCATAATTAGCGCACATGATTATTTCCTTATTATTTAGTTTTAGAATGACAATTTTAGAGAAAAGGTTTTATATAATTATGTATCGAGTTTTCAATAGAAAATTACACTGAATATTTTTTGAATAAGATATTAATATAATTTGCCTTTTGGGAAGAAATGTTAAAATGAATTTATTGGAAGTTATAGCTAAAAATTGTGGATTGGCAGTGGTGGACTCCGTAACTTTAGGGCTAGGTTCAGCTGTAAAGAATTCCTTTTATGAAATTAAAGATCATGTAAGTCAATGTAATGATGCACTGTATCTAATGCAAATTAAAACATTTATTGAGACAATCGATTTAGATGAAGGGGAAGTGAAAGATTTTTTTAGCAAAAATCCAGATAACAATCGACTAGGAATTGAATTATTTAAAATTTTAGAAAGTACATACATAGAAAAGCAAGCAAATTTGTTAGCCATTAACTTTCAAAACTATTTACAGGGTAAGTATGATAAAAGCCAATTTAATAAGTATATAAATTTAATAAAAAAAATTGATGCACATATTTTTGAAGTAATTAATAATGACTTGCAGTATCCTGAAAGGCTCCGCGGACAATCCATACCTTGTGAAGGATTGCCAAAAGATGCCACTGATTACAACAAATATTGGGAATTTGAAAATCTTTTAGTTAGTGACTTCAAAGATTTAGAAGTTGTAGGATTAATTGAGGAAGAAATAGAGGAAACTTCGGTTACATACAGCTCAGTTGTAAGCCCTAAAATTAAGAGAAAGAGAACGCGTTTCTATCATAATTTTTATATTGACCTTTATAGTAAGCTAAAATAAAAGTGGGAAGAGCCTAGAATTTTTCAAAATGAGTTCAACTCCTATAGTCGGACTTGAACAAAAAAGAAACTGTTGTTAATCATACTTAATCAAAATTAAATGTTATACATGAGTTATACCAGCATGTTATATGCCGAAAAAGCAATTATAAAATCAATTATTTAGGATTTTTGTTCAACTCCCGCCATCTCCACCAAGACATTAAATTTATATGCTGTTACATAACGACATATAAAACTAAAAGGCTTGAACTGTAATGGTTTAAGCCTTTTTTATGCCTATATATAACCAAACATAAATTTATATACCATTGCCCGCCGTGTATCCCTGTGTGTATCCTTAAATAAAAATTGAAACGGTGGGGATACAAAGAAATGAAGCGTACAGAGATAAAGCGTCGTCCATTATCTGATACAGCACTAGCTAATCTTGAGCCTGAATCAAAGGAATACCGGGAACTGGACGGCAATGGTTTGTATTTTCGTGTCAAGCCCGATGGTAATAAGTCTTGGCAATTACGCTACAAAAAGCCTGATGGTAAATGGTCATGGTTAGGAATAGGTGGCTATCCTGAAATAGGTGGGCAATTGGCACGAAAGAAAGCACAAGAGTTAATTGCTGATATTGGTAAAGGTGAGAATCCAATCATCACTAAGCAAGAACGTAAGCGGAAAGAACTTGAAGATAACAATGCCACTTTTGAGGCACTGGCAAGGGAATGGTTAGATACCAAACAAAATAGATGGGTCGCAGATACGATGGTCCGAAACAAAGGGGCATTAGAAAAACATATATTCCCTGTTTTTGGTAAACGCCTATACACCACGATACGCCCGATTGAATGGATGAATCATTTAAAAGGGATACAACAAGAACATAAGATTTATGAGCAAGTAAACCGCATACGTGCTATGTGTCGAGATATTTACGACTATGCCAAAGTAACAGGACGTATTGATTACAACCCACTGGAGGGGCTGCATAAATTCTTAGAACAGGGCAAAAAAGAGAATATGGCTCATGTGGATGAAAAAGAATTACCGCAATTATTAAGGGCTATAGACAACTACCCAACACTTGATAGTCGCATCGGATTAAAGCTTTTATCTATGCTGTTTTGCCGCCCTAGTGAATTGAGAGAGGCAACATGGGATGAGTTTGACCTAGAAAATTCTCTTTGGGAAATTCCTGAACACCGCATGAAAAAACGCCGTGAGCATATTATTCCGTTACCAACTCAAGCGGTGCAGTTATTAAATGAATTACGAGCTTTAAGTGGTAAATCAGAATACTTATTTCCTAGTCGGTCAAATAGCAATAAGCCTAAATCGGATACAGTATTTATTATGGCGTTACGGCGCTTGGGTTATGAGGGTAGACAGACACCGCACGGCTTTAGACATATCGCCAGTACCTTGCTTAACAACAAGGGTTTTGATGAAAGACATATTGAGGCGGCATTGGCGCATGTTAAAGATGGTGTGGCAGGGGTATATAACAAAGCTCAATATCTGAATGATCGAAAGTACATTATGCAGTGGTACGCTGACCACTTAGAGCAATTGATGGATGATCAAATTATCCAATTTAAAAAAGCATGATGCCAGTTGAGATAAAAATGGCGGTAATACCGCCATTGTTTTGTGTCTGCATCAAGTCTGGTCAGGTGCAGTAAATCGACATGAGGCTAATTAATAAGAATTAACAAACTCATTGAACTTAACCACTTCCTTGTAAATATTTCTATTGCAGCTTGTCATAGGGTCATACTGTTTAAACATGCTTGGGTTGTTGCACGACATCGTTGCAACGATTGCGTATGTGTCCTTCCCATACGGTTCTTTTGTGACTTCAACAACAATGTCGCCAGTAAATTCACGTGGAGCATAAGTCTCAATCAAAACATTGTTTGAGTTACTGATCTTGTAATCTGCATTTTTGCTTACCCACAAATGAGCAGCTTCCATCTTTGAGTCACATTCGGCTTTACTTTTACAAGTTGGTCGTGTTTTTGAAATCAAATTTACGTATTCTGCTTTAGTTAATGATTTTGGGATCAATAGTTTTTGTCCAACGTACACCTTCGATGAATTGGAAAGGTTGTTATCGGCTGCCAGCTTTGCCCATGTGGTCCCGTTACGCTTGGCTATATCATTTAATGATTCGCCCGGCTTCACGGTGTACTCGGTGAACAAGCTTTCCCCTTCAGCCATTGCATTTGTACCAATCAGAATTAAAGTAGCTAATAGAATTTTTTTCATGATTAATTACCTTTATATTGAGATTATGGAATATGTGAATGAAATAATACACTAAGTTGGTGTATTTGGTTGCATGCTTGATATTCTTGGCATGCGTTCAATCCACAATCCCGCCTATCAAGCTCTGATCAAAGAAATAGTGAGCTACCGAAAGTCAAAAAATATGACTCAAGTCGAACTCGCTTCAAAATTAGATAAGCCTCAACAATATGTCGCTAAGGTAGAAAATTTAGATCGACGAATTGATGCTATTGAACTTAAACAATGGCTAAAGGCATTGAATGCCGATAGAGATTTTATGATCAAAATTTTGATTGATTAGTTGAAAAATAAAGTTAAATAAAAAAAGAACCTTTAACGTTTCCTTCTTTATTTCTAAAATCTATATCTCAAACTTCAATACTCCCTTTATAGGCAGTATTTTTTATAAATATCATAATGTTTATCTGTTTTTAATAGAACTCTAGGAGGCTCATCTTTATTTCTTATAAGAATAGATTCCTGCTTATGCTTAGCAACTCGTATATCATGAATAAAAATCGTATGATCCTTACAATTAATTTCATTGCGGATTGTAGCATTCATCTCATTAATTATTGACTTGGCTGGTGGTAAACAGCCTATGGTTGATTTAGTGGATGATAATAATAAAGTTGCCTTGATTTACACTGGTGAAATTTATAATTTTCAGGAATTACGTGCTGAGTTGATATCTCGTGGTCATGTTTTTAATACTAAAAGTGATACAGAGGTTGTCTTAAAGTCTTATGTTGAATGGGGAATAGATTTTGTAGATAAACTGAATGGAATGTACGCATTTGCGATCTGGGATGATCGTATTCGTAGTTTATTTTTAGTTCGTGATCGTATGGGGGTTAAACCTCTGTATTATTACCCGACCGCAGATGGTGTTTTATTTGGATCTGAACCGAAAGCAATATTAGCAAATGATCTGGCAAAATCTGTTGTAAAAGCGGATGGTTTACGTGAAATTTTTGAAATGGTGAAAACTCCAGAGCATGGAATTTTTCATGGGATGTATGAAGTCCGTCCAGGTCAATTTTTAAAAATTGACTCATCAGGTATTCAAAAATATCAATATTGGAAGCTAGAGGCAATTGAACATAGTGATGATTTAGAAACAACTATAAGTACTACTCGTGATCTACTCGAAGATATTGTTTCGAAACAAATTGTATCTGATGTTCCATTATGTAGCTTACTTTCTGGAGGCTTAGATTCTTCCATCATTACTTCTTTAGCTTCAAAAAAATTATTAAATGGTGGTCATGAAAATATCCGATCTTTTTCCGTAGATTTTGTGAATCATGGATCTGGTTTTGTAAGTGATTCAGTACGTGGAACTCCGGACGCTCCTTTTGTTAAAGATCTTGTTGATATGATTGGATCATCTCATAAGGAAATTTTAATAGATAGTAAAGATATGGCAGATGGTCATTTAAGAGAAAAGATTATTCGTGCTTTAGACCTTCCTCCTGCATTTTGGGGAGATATGTGGCCATCTTTATATAAGCTTTTTGAAGAAGTAAAAAGAAATTCTACCGTTGCTTTATCAGGAGAGTCTGCAGACGAAGTTTTTGGTGGATATCGTTGGTTCCACGATCCTGAAGCGATTAATTCGACGACTTTTCCTTGGCTCACCTCGGTCACAGCAAAATATTTTGATGGAAAAACGTTATTTTCAAATGATCTTTTGAAAAAATTAGATCTGGATGATTTCGTTCAAGATAGTTATTCACAAGCTTTGGCTGAATCCCCAATATTATCAAGTGAGAGTCTTGTTGATAAACGAATGCGTCAGATGAGTTATGTAAATTTAACTCGTTTTGTACAGACTTTGTTGGATCGTAAAGACCGAATGAGTATGGCTGTTGGGCTTGAAGTACGTGTACCGTTTTGTGATCATCGCTTAGTACAATATGCTTTTAATATTCCGTGGCAAATGAAGTCTTTTGATGGTCGTGAAAAAAGTATTTTACGGGCTGCTACCAAAGATATTTTACCTGAATCAATCTCACAGCGTGTGAAAAGCCCTTATCCATCAACACAAGATCCATCATATGAAAAAGCATTAAGACAGGGTATTGAAGCAATTATAAATGACAGTAATGCTCCAGTTTACGGCTTGCTTGAAAAGCATAATGTAAATCAGCTTTTACAGAAAAATTTAGGTTCTTCTTCACCAATGTATGACCGTATGGGAATGGAATTAGCCATCGGTTTAAATAGTTGGTTAAAACAATACAGAGTGAGTGTAGAAATATAATAATTGCTTACCCTAAAATAGACTGACAGCCTTTTTTAACCGAGCTAAACATTAGCTCGGTTTTTTCTCATTTCATCCATTTGATTTGATTAATGATTTTAAAATTATTGAAAGATATTCCTCTTTTAATTTTTATTAACAAAGTTATATTTTTTTTGCTTATTGGCTTATAGAAAATAAGAAATATACCGCTATTGATGATTGGTCATTAGACTGGATAATTAATGTTTATATTGGTATTACTGTAGGTCTAATTTCCTTAATGTCTTACACAAGGTAAAAGATATTGAAAAGCAGTTAGTGATTCCTAATGACTATATTACTGTGGAGCAAACTCAGAAGATCGATAAGTAAGGTTATTATTCACTATTAATCAGCTAGCTTCCCCCCAAGGCCCCCGTGCCACAACAGAACTTTAATTTTTTGCGCTGATTTAAAGTCATCCACCATTGTGACACAGAGAAGGGAGCTAAGCCAAACGCTTAGCCCATGTCATTTTTATCGCACCGCCGCATCACACTAAAAAAAGTAGGGGCAAAGTCCTGTGGGAGAGCAGGACTTTGCAAACTGACATGTTCTAGGCGTTGCATGAGCTGAGGCGAATACACTTGTTCAAGCCGTTGGTATATACAGTCGCAACTGGCTTGGCTGTGCCCACCCGACAGGCAAATTTTTTCAAACTCCTGCTGCGTGTGGAGGTCACAACCCGAAACGCTGTAATCGCCGACGACGAGGCCTAAAACCAAAATAGTTTTATAAAATTTCATATTATTCTCGTGATGATTTGGGGATATCTCAATGAGAAAAAATAAACCGCTATATTTTAAGTTTTAAAATCATTTTTAAAGGCAATAGTTAACCCGCCTATAAAAGCAATAAAATAAAATGATTTAAATTTTAAAATAAAAATAATTTATAGATTTAAAACTTTAGATAATAGAAAACCCAAATTTTAAATAAATAAAAAGTTTATAAGGGAGAGGGGATAAATATATATAGTGGCATGGTCAACTCCTTAAAATGTATGGAGCTCTACCACCAGAAATCACCGTCAATTGATTAGGGTGGTAGAACGAAAGAGGGTTGACAGACCGGACATACAGAACCAGCACACCCGAAGGTGTCCCCCTTCCGCCCTACCGCAGCGTGAGGGGGACGGTGGTTTTTACACAAAGATCTCCCCCTCAGAAGGAGCAAATCTGATGCGCTGTATGTATAGCGGTCTGTCAAAACCGACTGGCAATGTAGGCCAGCGGGACCATAATAATCATAAGTTTTTAATAGGTCAATTCAATTTAAATAAAATATTATAAAAATTTTAAATATAAATTTATATTTTAATTAAACTCAAAAGTTAATATATTTAAAGCTGTAAATTAATAAATATAATAAAGCTAAACTAAACGTTTAGACTGCTCTTAAAATGTATATCGGTAATTAATAAATACACGGTGCTGGTCTTAGCCTTTAAGAGGCTTACCATGTATTTTTTCTATAAAAATGAGTATTCTATTTCGAAATTACAGGACTTGATGATATGAAAAGATTACTTTTATGTGGGGTAATAGCGTTTTGTACTACATTACATGCTAAAAATTTAACTTCAATTAATGACATCTATAAATTAAAAGATAAACAATTTGAAGAATGTGAGGTCAATGGTTTTAGTTTGCTTAAGTTAGATAAGGACTTAACGATTGGCCTTATTGCAAGGTTACATCCCTTTGGCGTTTTAAAACCTGGGGATTTTGATATGAGCGCTTGTCTAACAAAGAGAAATTTACAGGAAAATGTTATAACGACCTATTTTTGGCAAAAGAATCAAAAATTTGTAGGACAAAATCTTAAAAGTTATGTTGCCTATGACAGTTCTAATAAAAATATCTTAGTTATTTTATTAGATAATGATTTAAACACTTATATCTTAGGTAACCGCGACCAATATCTTATCGATGCATTAAAGAACAGCAGAGACCCAAGTGATGTAGCTTTTAGTCGTATTAACTGGAGTTCTACTAGATCTTTTAGAGATCTTGGACCAAAAAATGTAATTCCTACTAAAGATGATCTACTTCAAATGCAGGAAGAAAAATACCAGATCGAAAAAAAAGATTTATTGTGTAAAGCTGGTTTTGAGATGGCTGAAAATATTATGAAAGCACGTCAAGCTGGAGTGAGTAAAACAATGCAGTTAGACTCAAATGAGCAGAATCTTTATAGATATCCTGAGTACTCAAAATATAAAATGGATTTAATAAATAAGGCTTATGATGAACCCATTCATGAAAACTCTATAGATAAATATGCTGTTAGTAAGGGATTTGCCTATAAATCATTTTTTGAATGCAAAAAAAGAGTATAG